TGAAGTTATCGCTGACCGTGGTATCTGGATGGCTAAGAAACGTTACATCCTGAACGTCCATAACAACGAGGGTGTCCAATACGCAGAACCTAAACTCAAGATGATGGGTATCGAGGCAATCAAGTCTTCGACACCTTCGGTCGTGCGTGACAAGTTCAAGGAAATCTTTCGGGTTATCGTAGAAGGTACCGAATCAGACACACAACAGTACATTCGAGACTTTAAGTCCCATTTCAGAACCTTACCACCCGAAGATATTTCATTCCCTCGTGGTATATCTGCCCTGAACAAATGGATAGACCGCAAGACTATCTTCAAGAAAGGTACACCGATTCATGTGCGCGGTGCGTTGTGTTACAATGCCGCATTGAAGACTCACGGTCTGACACAGAAGTATCAGGAAGTCCAGACGGGCGAGAAGATTAAGTTCGTTTATCTGAAAGTTCCTAATTACTTGGGTCAGAATGTTATATCATACCCACTTAATATGCCAAAAGAGTTGCGTCTACATACTCATATCGATTATGACCTGATGTTTACTAAAAGTTTTCTAGACCCACTTACTCCCATTCTTGATGCGGTTGGTTGGGACGCGGAACCTCCGTCGTCACTAGAGGATTTCTTCGGATGATACCTAATAATAAGACTAACCATACAGATACGCATTCTGGGAAGAGGATGTTTATCAGAGGCGGTGGAAGAAAAAGTGATAGACCACTAGACTCTTTTGACTTTGATATTTCCCAACAACATTTAGACAATGATAAATGGTCACAAGATAATGATTGGTCTCATAAGAAGAGATTGAAGTTTTCTGAGGGCACTATGAAAAAACATTTGAAAAAATACATGAAAAAAAGTGTCCGAAGGATTTACCGTGGTGTGGACGAGAGGTTTGTTGATGACCCCGAACTTTTCAAACGATACTTAGAAGATTTCTTCGGTTGACAGACCCCCTATATTATGGTATAATGTCTACATGAATTACGAATTAACTATATTTAAAAATCAGTTCGACAACAAGACTCATCGCAAGCAATCTTTTGATACTTGGGATGCCTTCGTTGGTTTACTGAAAGCACTCTCGACTAAAGAGGGACAAAAAGGTGGTGCTAACAGTTCTGCTCTTATTACTCCTGCTGTTTTCGAGGACGGCACGACTCGCGCTAACCGCAATACTCTACGTTGGGGTGGTTGGTGCTGTGTTGATGTGGACGATCATAATTATCCTACCGGTTCTCTTAGTGCCCTAGAAGACGCATTACGTGAAGACTTCGGTCAGTATGATTATGTGGTCTACAATACAGCAAGTTCACGTGAGCCGACTCATCCGAAAGACGTAGATAACTATCCTAAGTTTCGCATTGTCTTTCGATTAGACGAGACGGTTGAGACCGAGCGCATCAAAGCGTTCTGGTACGCACTCAACACTGAACTGGGTGAGATTGGTGACCCACAGACTAAAGACCTTGCGCGTATGTACTATATCCCTGCGGTATATCCTAACGCGTGGTCGTTCTTCTTTGAGAATAAAGGAGCTGCTCTGAATGTGTCAGAGTTGATTGCTAAACATCCTTATCACGAGAAGACTGGTAATTCTTTTCTAGATAGACTACCTCCACACTTGGCATCTGCCGTAATTCAACATCGTAAGGACGGTCTAAATAATACTGACTTCAGATGGTCATCATATCGTGACTGCCCGTTCTGGCCTCGAAGACTGGGTGCGGAGTATCAACAAATTAGCGACACTGGGTGGTATGGTAAGATGTACAGCATTATGTTGTCAATTGCGGGTAACGCATATGCGAAAGGATATCCCCTCACCGCCACCCAACTCGCAGACCTAATTCGTGAGTTCGACAACGATACTGGAAACTGGTATGCTAGTAGGCCTCTGTTGGTAGAGGCTGATCGAGCATTAGAATACATTTATAGGAATGGTTAAACAATGAAGAAAATACTTGTAACCGGCGCTGCCGGATTCATAGGTTCACAACTCGCTGGACGTTTACAAAACAATGGGTATGAAGTAAAAGGTATCGATAATTTCAATCGTCACCTGTATGACCCGAAACTCAAAATAGACCGCATGACTCACTTTGACCTGTTTATCTGGAACTGTGACCTCGCGGACGACATCAAGACTGAAGCGTTATTGCGTGAATTTTCTCCAGATGTTATCATCCATCTCGCTGCTCACGCGGGCGTACGTGACTCAATGGGTAAAGAGAAACAGTATCACCGTAACAACATTGATGCTACTCAGAATCTTATTGATGTGTGTAAGAAATACCTTCCCGACACTCGTATCATTTATGCGTCAACGTCTTGTGTGTACGCGGGTTCTCAGGTACCTTGGACTGAAGGTCAAGAGACCGGTAAACAGTTGAACGCATATGGTTACACCAAGTGGGCAAACGAATGTCAGTTCCAATCGTCAGGACTCAACACTGTCGGTCTACGATTCTTCACTGTATATGGCCCTTGGGGTCGTCCTGATATGGCTTTATTTGATTTTACGAATAAAATCCTTGACGGGGAAGAGATTACCGTGTATAATTACGGGAACATGAAGCGAGACTTTACCTTCGTGGAAGATATCCTAGATGGTATCGAGTGCGTTTTAAATCATCCTGAGATTGAATCGGGAGAGATTTTCAACATCGGTCGTGGTGAACAAGTCGAACTTATGGAATTCATCACGCAAATTGAAAAGAATGTAGGTAAAGAGGCAATTAAAAACCTCGCACCTAAACATCCAGCGGATACTCTAGAGACTTGGTCTAATACTTCTAAGTTAGAGGCTCTAGGATATCAACCCAAGGTAAGTATCGCCGAAGGTGTTGAACGTTTTTATGAATGGTACAAAACTTATAATGGGATTAAATAATGTCAAATAATGATGCTCCACTAAGTCCAGCGAATCCTTTTCGTGTGGCAATCGTAGGTCACGGTTTTGTTGGCCAAGCGGTTGAGTATGCGTTTACTCATCCGATGGTTGCTTTCAAACTAATTGACCCGAAGTACAATACATCGGTAGATGATCTAAAAGAGTTCGACCCACAATGTGTATTTGTGTGTGCTCCGACTCCATCTAATGACAACGGAACTGTAGACTCTACTATCGTGGAAAATGCTGTACTGAAGACTCTTTATCACACTAACGCATTGGTCGTAGTTAAATCTACGGTCACTCCGGATGTAGTCCAGCGACTATACAATACTATGGATCGTCGTCAAGTAGACCGATTCTGTTATAATCCTGAGTTCCTGACAGAGAAGAACGCTAAGGCTGACTTCGTTACTGCCAAGTTCCACGTCATGGGTGGTTCTCCACAGGCAACTCAAGAACTGATTGAAATCTATGATATCTTCAGTGGTTGTGAGTCTAATGACTATCACCGTATGACCGCATTCGAGGCATCATTCGTTAAGTATACAATCAACTCCTATCTTGCTACGAAGGTAACATTCTTTAATCAGTTATATGACTTGGTTAATCTATATGGATGTTCTTATAACATCATTACTCGTGCGGCAGGACTGGACGAACGTGTTGGTATGGGCCACACTCGTGTGCCTGGCTTTGATGGTAAACGAGGTTTCGGTGGTGCGTGTCTTCCTAAAGATACGAATGCTTTCTTAAAGTTCTCTGCCCATAAGGTGGATGACCAAGAAATATCTTTTGACTTACTTGAGAAAGTACTTGACATAAACACTCGTTATCGTGTACAATACGACCTTGATGAAAGAGAAAAGGTTAATAACATCACATTCGCTAACTTTGGTGAGGCAAAAGATTAATGAGTATAATGGACAAACTAAAGAAGAACTCTAAGATTAAAGAGACTGAAGTTCTCAGTACGAGTAAATTCTTTACGGCAAAAGATATGGTTGCGACCGACGTTCCTATGGTGAACGTCGCGTTGTCTGGTTCAGTAGATGGTGGTATTGCTCCAGGCCTTACGGTTCTGGCAGGCCCGTCTAAACACTTTAAGACTTCATTCGCATTGTTGATGGCAGGTGCTTACCTGAAAGCGAAGAAAGATGCGGTTATGTTGTTCTATGATTCAGAGTTTGGATCGCCTCAATCATACTTCGAGCAGTTTGGTATTGATACCTCTCGTGTGTTACACACGCCTATCAAACACGTCGAAGACTTGAAGTTTGACTTGATTAGTCAGCTTGAAGAACTAGACCGTGACGACGATGTAATCATTGTCATTGACTCTATTGGTAACCTTGCGTCTAAGAAAGAACTGGACGATGCCTTGAGCGAGAAAGGTGTTGCGGACATGTCACGTGCGAAGGCACTGAAGGGTCTGTTCAGAATGTGTACTCCGTATCTTGCGATGAAGAACATTCCAATGTTGGCAATCAATCACACTTATAAAGAGATTGGTTTGTTTCCGAAAGATGTGGTTAGTGGCGGCACTGGCATCTATTACTCAGCTGATAACATTTGGATTATTGGCCGTCAACAAGAAAAGACTGGCATGGAAATCACTGGTTACAACTTCATCATCAAGGTTGAGAAGTCTCGATATGTGAAAGAACAGTCGAAGATTCCGATTGGCGTATCTTGGGAAGGTGGTGTACAGAAGTGGTCTGGTCTGCTCGAGGTTGCCTTGGCTGGTGGATATGTTATCAAACCAAGTAATGGTTGGTATTCGCGTTGTCATGGCACCGAAGCAGAAGATAAGAAGTTTCGTACCAAGGACACTCTAACCGAAGAATTCTGGGAACCTATCTTTTCTGAAAGTGATTTCAAAGAATTCCTTGCCAAGACCTATCAAATAGGGTATAATAGCCCCATCAACTTAGATACACTTGATGCGTTAAAGGAGATAATTGAATGAGAGCGTTAGATTTAGATAAACCTAGTCAAGGTGTTGATTACGAATTAGTGCCTGCGTACGCGCAGGACGATAGTCAAACGTGGGAAGTAATGATTCTACGTGCTCCATTTGATGGGAGTAGAATCCGTTATAAAAATGTACAACTTGATGGTGAAGGTGAAGAGACTCAATTAAAGTTTAATTTTGATGTCGTCTCCACACGCTATCCTGAGACGGTCAATCTCGTAAATGAAGAGTTGCAGCAGTTTTGCACAGATATATTAATTGATGTAATAGAACTAGCAATTAAAGATGGTTCAATTGGAGCAGCAAGTGACGGAAATCAATCTACAACAGACGATTCTACGGAATCTATTGACTAATGATCCTTACACACGTAAGGTCGCAGCGTTTATAAATCCTGACTACTTTGAGGGTGTCTATCAGGCACTCTTCAAAGAGTTTACTAAGTTTATTGCTAAGTTCAATCGTCTTCCCTCTAAGGAAGCTTTCAAGATTGAACTGGACAGTACTGACCGTCTCACTGACGAGCAGTACCGTCATGCTATGGATATCCTTCCGGACATCTTCAATTACTCTGAGGAAAACTTAGAGTGGTTACTTGAGCGCACTGAGAAGTGGTGTCAAGACCGTGCGGTGTTTAATGCTGTCATGGAGTCTATCTCTATCATCGACGGCAAACACGCTGAGTTGGGTAAGAATGCTATTCCTGATGTACTGTCTAAAGCCCTGTCCGTATCGTTCGATACTAACATTGGTCACGACTATATTGATAACGCTGATGAACGTTTTGATTTCTACCACTTGGAAGAAGAACGTCTAGAATTTGATTTAGACTATTTCAATCGTATTACTAAAGGCGGTCTACCTAAGAAGACATTGAACATCGCTCTTGCGGGTACTGGTGTTGGTAAGTCTCTGTTCATGTGCCATATGGCAGCTTCTGCTCTGTCTCAGGGTAAGAACGTCCTATACATCACTATGGAGATGTCCGAAGAACGTATCGCAGAACGTATTGATGCGAACTTACTGAATGTCCCTATTGATCAATTAGAACATCTCAGTAAAGATTCATTTACTAAGAAGGTTCAGAATATTGCTACTAAGACTAATGGTAAGTTAATCATTAAAGAGTATCCAACTGGTTCCGCTCATGCTAATCACTTCCGTGCGTTACTGAATGAGCTAAAACTTAAACGTAATATGATACCTGATATTATTTTCATTGACTATCTGAACATTTGTTCAAGTGCGCGTATGAAGGGTATGGGTGGGTCAATCAACTCTTATAGTTACATCAAGTCAATTGCTGAAGAGTTACGTGGACTTGCTGTCGAGTTTGACGTGCCTGTCGTGTCGGCGACACAAACTACTCGTGGTGGTTACAATAATGATGATGTCGGATTGGAAGATACGTCTGAGTCTTTTGGATTGCCTGCGACCGCAGACCTTATGTTTGCGCTCATAGTGAATGACGAACTTAAAGCGTCAAATCAGATATTAGTGAAACAGTTAAAGAACCGATATAACGACCTTGGTGCGAACCAGAGATTCGTTATCGGTGTAGATAGAAGTAAGATGCGATTGTATGATGTTGACCAGAATGATTCGCCTCTAAATAAAGAAGAGGACAATGGCCCAGCGTTCGATAATAGCGCATCTGGCCAGAGACTGTTAACGGAGAGATCTAATTTTTCTGACTTCAAACTATAAGGAATCCTATAATGGATCCAATACTACACACCGTAATTGCGTTGGCAGTTATTGCTATTGCCTATAGGATAGGTAGACGGTCTGGATTAGCGAGCGGTATTGCCAACACTATAAATTACTTAACGAACTATGATGTGTTAACTGACGAGGATATTAAAACAGCCAATGAACGATTTGAAAATGAGCGACGCGGAAGATAAAAATATATTCACCTGCCCTATAGTTGAAGTGGAAGACGGAGAGCTTGCTATAGAATTCTCTGATGAACTCATGGAAGCCCTTGACTTGAAGGTGGGCGATGTGTTACAATGGAAACAATTAATCGATGGAAGTTTTACGTTAAACAAGAAGTGATTTATGAGCGAAGTTGTTATTAGGAATAAAGAGTTGTTAAAGGTTCTCGATGGTTTCTCGCAAGAGATGTTATCAAAACCTTCTTACAATAATGAGAAGTATTGGACATACCACGAAGTTGAAGATATCAACAAAGGTATTTACTATACGTCTCGTGAGTATCTTGATGATTGTCTATCTAGATACCCTGAGTTAGTAGGCCCACCCGACCGTTACTTTGCGCAACCTATCTCTAAGATGGTACGTGAAGATAAGGAAATGTGGGGAGACTTTATGCAGAAGGTCAAGTATGACTTCGCTGCGGAGATTGGAGCACACACGTCCGCATTACTCTCCTATTACCCGCCAGGCGGTTTTGTCGGATGGCATACTAACTATGATGCGAACGCTTATCAAATACTATTCACTTGGTCTGAGACTGGTGATGGTTACTTTGAGTACTATGATAAGAAGACTGACGAAATAGTTCGTATCCAAGATGTGCCTGGATGGCAAGCTAGACACTATTATTTTGGTTCTGGAGAAGAAGAAGATTTACACTGTTGGCACGCTGCTTACGCAGGATGTCAACGCATTACACTAGCATATAAGTTTGTTAATGGTGGTAGTGTGAATAACCCTGAAGATGCGCAAGCGAGAGCGATGCGTGATATGTTAATTGATGAAATTGAGAGTGAAGAATGAAATTAAATGATGTGGTAACAGTAGTCACGGTAAGTGGCGAATATGTAGGTAAGTTTGAATCTATGAACTCCAATGGAGTGGTAACACTAAAAGACCCACGTATGTTAATTCATGGTGATCAGGGTGTTGGTTTTGCCCGTGGTATTTGTATGACTAGTGATGAAGACACTAGGTCTGTGGCATTCCAACAGTATGTGTTTGTTACTGAAACAAATCAAGACTTTTCTAAGGAATATACACGAGCAACTAGTGGGATTATACTATAATGATTTTAGCAGATAAAGATAAAGTCGCTGCGGCGGTAAGAGAAATGTCCGATAGCATGTTACGTATCGAAGCGGAACGTGAGTTGATGAAAGATATCGTCGACGTTACTGCTGAAAAGTACGAGATTGATAAGAAACACTTTCGTAAGATTGCCAACATCTATCATAAACGAAATCTAGATGAAGCTCGTTCTGAAACTAATGAGGTCTTTGATTTGTACGAGGAGTTGTTCATATGAGTCATTATTCAGAACAAGAACTTGCTAGTCGATTGAATGACGCAACTCCCGCAGGGTGGGATAAGGCTGGGTTTGGTGTAAGGGCCCCTAAAGAATCCATTGGATACGACAAACTAGTCGCTCTCCTTGATGCCGATAAGAAGTCTACACCATATAAGTTCCGTGAAGGTCAGTTACTCGATGAATTACGGTTGTACATTGATTCAACTTATAACCAACACTATGCCGGCGGTAAGATTCAGGCGACCGAAGATATTATTGACGATGGGCATGGAACAGGGTTTTGTATCGGTAACGCTAAGAAGTATTTAAAACGTTATGGTAAGAAGGGTGAGACTCCTAAAGAGTGGCGTAAGGACATTATTAAAGTGTTACACTACTCGTTGATTCAACTGTACATACATGACTTAGAGCACGATTCTGAAGTAGTATAAATACTCTCATAAATTAATTACTAATTAGGGACAGTATTACATGTTGTTGACTGCTGGTTGTAGCTTTGTATGGGGAGATGAGTTAGAGGGGTTCGACCGTAACCCACCTGAACATTGGGACAAAACATGGACTTCTATTCTTGCGAAAAAACTGAATATGGATTATGTCAACTTAGGTGTATGTGGTTCATCTAATGACAGAATATTCCGTGCTGTAACCGATCACCTTCACAATCCTGAGTTAGAGAATCCGACTCACATGGTTGTGATATGGTCGGCATGGCAACGGGCAGAAGTTGTCGAATATATGCGAATGTCTCGTGAAAACGTTGTTGGACTAAACCGACCGGAGAATGCTACTCAGTACTCTCCGGTACGTACCGCTACTATTGGAACTAAAAAGAAACGGGACATATTAGCACACTATTATAACGAAGCTTATGATTCCCGTACAGACATCATGCACCACCTTACCATGATGAAGACTATGGAAGTGATGTGTGACGCACTTGGTATTAAACTCATACAGGGAGTTTTCCACTATCGCAGTTGGTCTAACTTGCTCGGAGTTCTTAACCTCAAAGACCCGAAGGTCGGGGTCTGCCCCGACCACAACGTGGGGTTTATCGGAGATACTCCAATGTACAATAGGTGGGTGAAGGATGCTCTAGGTGCTCTAAGACCAAGAAGTAGATACGGACTAGGTAAAGGCCCATGTATGTATGTTACCGCCAAAAAACTTCAGGACGTTAAAGAGTTTGGTCATCCGGGCGAGAAGACTCAGCATGTATGGTCAGATCTCATGTTAGCAGAATTTGATAGTATTGAAACTTAAACTTACTATTTGTATAAATAAAGTAAAATAACCTAACATTAATTAATATAGGCAAAAAATTATGAGTGATACTACGTTAACAATCGGTCTTTTTGTAATAGTCGCTGTGCTAGTCGGAGTGTGGTTAAGTAAGAGAGGTGAGAATACTCGAACTGTACTTACCGGCCCGTCTGAAGAAGCGAAAGAAGCAGAACGAGCATTGTTGAATGCCATGACTGTTAAAGAACTAAAAGTCTTTATTCAACTGAAACGACAGAGTCTTGGTTTTCCGGCAGATCGTCTACCTACTAAGAAAGCAGACCTTGTAGAGTCAGCATTACAGTTATGGGCACTTCAACCGTGGTAAAATCATTCAATACTTACTTACAAGAAGGGGTCAATGACCCCGCGATCTTCAAGGCAATCTTTCTTGCGGGTGGGCCAGGCTCTGGTAAATCATTTATCGTAGGTAAGACTGGATTGACCTCAATGGGTTATAAAGTTGTTAACTCTGATGACGCATTCGAAGCAGCAATGAAGAAGGCTGGGATGGAAATGAATCCCGATAATATCTTCTCTGTTCAAGGACAAGAACTTCGCGGTAAAGCGAAGGCACTAACAGGTACCAAACAGGCGATGTACATTAAAGGTCGTCTTGGTCTCGTTATCGATGGTACGGGTAAAGACCCCGACAAGATTGCTAAACAGGCAGCTTCGTTACGTGAGATTGGTTATGATGTCGCAATGGTCTTTGTGAACACTGATGTGGACACTGCTGTTAAACGAGACGCTGAACGCGAACGTACTATCGGCGCAGCAGAGGCAACCAAATACTGGAAAGCAGTACAACGTAATATTGGTAAGTTCCAACAGATGTTCGGTAAGAAGAACTTTCTAGTTGTGGACAACTCTGAAGGTAAAGACTACAAACAAGAGACTGTACGCGCATACCGTGATGCTACTAGGTTTACTAAGTCGCCTATAGAAAACCCTATAGCGAAGAAGTGGATCGCACAGCAGAAGAAATAGCCGGTTTACTGGTAGTTTAAGAAGAGACCCTAGCGGTCTCTTTTTTTTGCTTTAAAATGCCTTGACAAAGTTTCGGGTCTCGTGTATAATGTACCATTAACTAAAGGAGACCACATGAAATCTATTGTGTTTTGTATTCTAAGTATCTTAGTCGTAAGTGCTGCGGTATATCAGAGAAATACGTTTGGTGTTGCTGATACAGCTGTTGTTTTTGCCTCTATTCCTGCTATGTTCTATCTTATTTCAGAAACGCATAATTATATCTTCAAGAGGTACATATAATGAACATGAAGTTAATAGTTGCGTCAATGTCACTAGTAGGTCTAATCACTCTTCCAGTAATCAGTGAATCTGCTCCCACTTCGTATACTGATATCCAACCAGACGTTAGATGTCTCGCGATGAATATCTACCACGAAGCACGTTCAGAGAGTCTTGCTGGTCAGTATGCGGTTGCTGATGTAGTACTCAATAGGGTTGAGTCTAATCGATTCCCTGATACAGTATGCGAAGTGGTACACCAAGCACGTTTGTGGGAAGGTTACCCAGTTCGCAATAAGTGTCAGTTTTCATGGTATTGTGATGGTAAGACAGACACCCCCAGTGAAATGGATGCGTGGTATCGTTCATTATCTGTTGCGACACAAATGCTTTCGGTAGGTAAGTATAGAGGATTGACTGAGGGTGCTACTCACTATCATACTGATTATGTTGACCCTTTCTGGAATGAAAGTATGATACTCATCGGTGGGATAGGTGACCATATATTTTATTTGGAGACGCTATAATTTCCCTATATAATCGTATGGAATATTTTAACACTCCACTAGGTCTTGCTCATGAAATAGACGAATCGTCTGAACGGCATGTCTATATCATATATGACCATATGGGTTGGATAGTGGGATGTTATACTTGTCCTGATAGTGCGATAGACCGAGCAGTAGAAGAGGTCTGCGCAGACTATCAATATAACAGTGTTCATGTAGATATAAGTGACGCTGCTATATACGTCAGTGGTAATGCTGGCGAACTTACCATAATGATAGAAAAATTACATTAACTAAGTCCCGTTCGTCTAGAGGCCTAGGACACCGCCCTTTCACGGCGGTAACAGGGGTTCGACTCCCCTACGGGACGCCACTTATTAACTGAGAACACTGAAATGCCTATTAAGTATAAAGACGATGTCGTCCACCACAATCGCACTACCGGTAAATTTACTACCGAGAGATTCTTCGTGAAAACACTTCAGACACCTGAACTTATCGAAGAGTATTCTAGATGTAGGACTCCTAAGATTAAAGCAAAGTTCCGTAATGAACTGGTTAAACGAGGATTCACTCAGCAAGCCATTACTGAGTTAAACGCAGCGTAATGAAATTCCGTATAGTATATCGTGAAGAAGATGGTTCTATCTTTCCTTGGCCCTCACGGTATCGAGGAGTTGTGTTATATCCTTATATCATAATGAGACCGAGAAAATTCACTACCATGAGTATTGGTGCTAATACTATGAATAATCAATTGGCACTAGAGACTTTGTTCAGACATGAATTGGAGCATTGTTACCAGATAAAACGATACGGTGTACTTAGATTCTATTTGAGGTATATGTGGATATTTCTCAGGAAAGGTTATCGTAACCATAGTCTAGAATTGGAAGCGTCTGAAGTAGAACGTATAAAGTTAACCCCAATTGAGAGAAAATGGTTAGAACAAGGTTTTGTTGATTTATCTGATTTAGATAGTTGACAAATAACTCATAGTGTAGTATAATAGCGTTCTTAGTAAGAAAGAAGAAATTCCGAAGTAGCTCAGCGGTAGAGCAGTTGACTGTTAATCAATTGGTCGTTGGTTCGATCCCAACCTTCGGAGCCAGAATGCGAGTGGTAGACGTTAAGAATGGTAAACGTATAAATACTTCTATAACAGGAGATTTATCGATGACATTACAAGACGCGATATCAAGTAGTAACAGTATGGCAGAAGCGGCAAAGAAACTCGACATGCCCTTCATGTCATTCAAAAGAAGAGCACTTGAGTTGGGTTTATATAAGACCAACCAAGGTGGTAAGGGTGTAAGTAAACCTTTCAAGGGTGTTGAGTTTACCACTCAAGATATTCTTGATGGAAAACATCCGCAATATAACACTAACAGGTTGAAGAAAAGACTTGTCAAAGAAGGAATATTAGTGTATAATTGCACTTCTTGTGGCATAGGTGATGAGTGGAATGGTAATCCTATCACTCTACAGTTAGACCATATAGACGGTAATAGGTTTGACCACAGTTTAGATAACCTGAGATTGTTGTGTCCTAACTGTCATAGTCAAACGGATACTTGGTGTGGTAGAAACAAATAATGCGAGTGTGGTGGAATTGGTAGACACGATGGCTTTAGGTGCCATTGTCGCAAGACGTGGAGGTTCAAGTCCTCTCACTCGTACCATTTAAGGATTATATTATGACAACACGTGAAGAAAGTAAAAACGGAACATATCCACTAGATTGGTATGTTAAGTGGGCAGCAACATTATTTATTATAGTATCAGTAATGTTCAGATTGGCAGGCCCTGAGTTTAGAACATACGACCTTGCGGTCGGTGTGTTGGGTACCGCACTGTGGATGTGGGTATCTATTATCTGGAAAGACCGCGCATTGATTATACTGAACGCGGTTATGATGGTAATGTTAGGTTCAGCGCTCATTAGAGAATTTTTGGTATATAATAATATATAAATACAACCGTATATTATTCCTCGCCATCTATATTTGTATCCCCTCGATTTGAATTGCATACGTCAACAATCGCTAACCAAGGAGACTACGATGGATATTATTATCGTACGATACGTTCGTGATGGTAGCTCGGCTGAACCGATGGTGAGAACTTTTATATCTCCCCATTCGGCATATACCTTTACTCAAGAACTCGAACTGGATAGGAGTGTGATTTCAATTGAATCATATTTTGACACTGTAGAAGATTTTGATTTGTATGCTTAGTTGTGACGAGGGGTCTTCGGGCCCCTCATTTTAAGAGGTTTATAGTGAACTATTTAGAAGTAGCTATTATATTTTGTGTGGTGGTTATTTGTATCCACCATATGTTTCGAAAAGATCTATAATAGAACAGTCGCGACGACGACTCTAAACTCGCTCACAGGGTCTTATTCCCCTGTTTAAATAACTGAATGAGTGGTGCCCAGAGAGAGCATGGCAAGTCCGGAAGTCAATAGGATTGGGAATAACTCGGTCGAAGACGGAATAACATATTTAATGCCTTGACAGGCATCCTATATTATGTTATTATAGCTACAAATGGAGAGTTGGCAGAGTGGTCGAATGCACCTGACTTGAAATCAGACGAACTGAAAGGTTCCGTAGGTTCGAATCCTACACTCTCCGCCATTTGTTTATATTATTGTTTATATTGTGAGTATATTATGAAAAACCTAATGTTAGTGACAGTAACATCCGTACTTCTATCCGCCTGTGGTGGAGGTACTGAAATGCCCGAGTTCATTGAAGTTCCTTCTACTACAACTCCTCCCGCCCAAACACCCGTACAGATAGAGAGCGCAAAACTGCGCGAGCTAATCATAGTCAGTGACCTCGTACTTCCTATGAGTGACGACTATAGTAACATTCCTCAAGATGTGATGAATCCTATAACCGAGGAAAAGGTTAAATTGGGTAAATTATTGTTCCATGAAACTGCTATGACTCTTGGTGCTAGCGAAGACCATGAGGCAACATTTTCGTGCGCATCTTGTCACAACGCTAGATCCGGATTCAAGTCCGGTATTGCTCAAGGTGTGGGTGAAGGTGGTGTCGGTAATGGTTCGAACCGTGTTAATGTCTTGGGGGCTCTCGCTGACGTACAACCTCTCGCGTCTCCTACCGCAATGAACACTGCTTACCAAGAGGTGATGTTATGGAACGGTCAGTTCGGTAATGCGGTTGATGGTATTGTCAATATAGGTGTTGATGAGTCTATACTATCTACTCCGAATACTCCTAAAGAGAATAACGCCCGACAGTGGTCTGGACTAGAAACACAAGCAGTCGCGGGTCTTGGTGTACATCGTCTAAACGTTGGTGATGATTCTCTGCTTACAACATTACCCGAGTACCAAGAACTTGTTATGGAAATAGGTGGAGATGACTTACTTGTCACTGCCGCACAATCTATTGCCGCATTTGAACGTACTATCTTGTCCAATGAAGCACCATTCCAGAAATGGTTGCGTGGTGATGAGGATGCGTTGTCCGAGACTGAACTGAAGGGTGCTCAAGTGTTCTTTGGTAAAGGTGACTGTGCGGGATGTCACCAAGGGCCTGCTCTTAGTTCCCCACAATATGCTACTAAGGAACAGATGTTCATGGCGGTCGGTTTCAGTGACTTAGATGTGAATGATAATATAGCAAACGCAGATGCCATCAACGATGCGGTTCGTAAAGGTCGCGGTGGGTTTACTCAAGACGAGTTTGAAGACTATCAATTCAAAATTCCACCACTATACAATCTGACAGATTCTAACTTTATGGGTCATGGTGCGTCGTTCGCGAGTGTACGTGAAGTTGTAGAGTATAAGAACGCAGGTGTCGCCCAAGCGGATATTCCGGAAGGTAAACTAGACTATAGATTCCGTCCATTAGGATTGACTGCTGAAGAGATTGACCAATTGGTGAAATTCATTGAAGTATCTCTGTATGATGATAATCTAAGTAGATATGTACCTACATCATTACCTAGTGGTCAGTGTGTAGAGAATCATCCTGATTGTTAAGATACGAAACGTATATATAGTAGTCTAACCGAACCATTAAGATTCGGGGTTATAGCTCAGCTGGGAGAGCGCCTGCCTTGCACGCAGGAGGTCAACGGTTCGATCCCGTTTAACTCCACCAAAATCCCTAACGGGTACAGGACTAGTACTGTTAAGACAATGTGGAAACTGTTGAATCTCTCAATACGCGCATAGTTTAAATCTAAATGCCGCAACAGTTTAGTGACCATGAAAGCTCACACCACATTTTACCGTCTAACTTATAAAAGTACATTCCACAGTCCTGTGCCCGTCGGGGACTTTTATCAGACATTTCCAAAATAAGCCTTGACATTAAAGAATACGCCTGTTATAATGGGGGTATAAATTGAATTGGATTATATTATGTTTAAACACTCTCCCATAGAACTACAAGAAATGACCGCTGTAACTACAGAGTTCGGTCGTCAATATGAAACCCCCGAAGGTATCAACCTTCCCTCTATCACTACTGTCCTTTCTATTCTCTCTCGCGACTCCATTGCTAAATGGCGTGCTCGTGTTGGTGAGAAAGAAGCGAACCGTGTCTCCTATCGCGCATCTACGCGTGGTACTGCGGTTCACGAAATCTGTGAACAGTACGTCAACAATGACCCTAATTGGGACAAGTACATGGCGATCAACCCTGATAATGGGGAAATGAAGAAGACCAAACGTACTCCCGACCTAATAGATTCTTTTCTGAGAATCAAACCTATTCTTGACGAGCGACTTACTCTTGTTCATGCTCAAGAAGCTCCCCTCTACTCTACCCATCTAGGTGTAGCAGGTCGTGTGGATTGCGTCGGTGTCTTCGACGGTAAGTTATCCATCATCGATTACAAGACTGCTATGAAACCTAAACGTCTTGACTGGATTAAGAATTACTTCATGCAAGAGTCTGCCTACGCAATCATGTGGGAAGAACGTACAGGTATGCCTATCACCCAACTGGTCACGATTATCTCTGTAGATAACCATGAACCACAAGTCTTTATCGAACACCGTGACAACTGGGTTCGTCCACTTATTGACACTATTGCTCAATATAAAGAAGAAAATAACATGAATTCCCTTGACATATAAATAGTATCTGATATACTCTATAGAGAGTAAAGGGGACTAGTTAGTGGCAAATTTATCATACAATGAGATAACACGGGAAAATAAAGAGTACCGCTCTGAAGTTCTCGTACAGAAAGTTTTTCAGATGGATGGTAAGTCCAATAACTTTGTCACGGATGACGGTATTCTCGTTTCGGAATACATTGTTATCAACAACACGAAGTACTCTCATGGAGAACCGTTAGATATTGCGGGTAAGATTCTTGCTCTGAAACTATTACCTACCAACCAACGGAAGGTAATAGTTGGCGGTAAAATGCAAGGACAGAAGGCCCGAGCAGAACTGCCTCTTACTAAATTAGAGAAGACTGAAGAGTTTGGTGGTCAACCCGCCGGTGGTACCAGAGTAAACAAAGGTATCAAGTTCGAGCATGACTTCGTTGAAGTGCTGAACGAACAGCTGTCTGGTATAACGAGTAAGAAGACGTATTCAAAAGAAGTTGAGCATATACTTGTTAAATGTGCTGAGGCGGTACGGTCTCCGGTAACTGAAGTTATCGCAGAAGGTGGTATGAACCAAAGTCGCCCCATTAAACTTCAAGGTAACCAGATATACATTGACCCATATAACCACTCAGACCACGGTAAAAAGTTAACCGACATTACATTGAAGCATGCTAACGGGAAGTTCAGTTACCTTTCCTTGAAGTTCTCAAGTACCTTGACTTTCATGAATGCGGGTATTAGTACGATATTTACTGCGTCTGACATAAGGTCTGGGTCAATACAGACTGCTATGGGTAAGGCTATATTAGATACATTCGGTTTGGAAAATGAGATATTCTGTGATGTGTTTAATAGTTATGGGAGAAAAAAATTCCCTAACGTGAAAGCGAAATTAGATAAACAAAAGTTAAAGAAATTCTTACAGACTTGTATTGGTTCTAAGTATTGGATGGTTCACGGTATGGAAGGCGGTAAGGTGTATTTCTGGGAAATGTCTGAAGCAAAAAACCCACAGTATGCCACTATCACCGGAGATGTTGAGATACAGTATGGTGGTAAACAGGGTAACGGTAAACGAATAGACATTGTATTCAGTAATCAATACTTTGACTTTAAGATAAATATACGAAATAAGCAAGGCGGCCTCTATCCATCGCACATCATGTGCGACTATAAGAGTAAACCTGCGACTGGTAAAAAACTATTATAGGAGGCCTATCATGGCACAATATTCAGTAAATCGTGGTAATCACTACAGCGCAGGTAATAACGACCTACATGAAGTTGTAATGATTGCCGATAAAGATGGTAACATTGGTGGTGGTAGTGGGGCGTTAGTCAATATCCCCCTCGCCAGCGGTTTGATCGATGGTCAATCGCACATTCACAAATTTGGCGCAACAAGCGTTGACGTGACTACCGGAACAGTTTGGGACGGTAACACTGGTAGTGTCACCTACTCATATCCTGATACTGACACCCCCATCGTGACTTCAACAGAAAATATTGGAGATTCGGTTATAATCACCGGTCTGAATGAATTTTTTCAGGAGATATCAGAGATTGTTGCTATTGGTGATACTGCGGTCGAACGGTTCTCACGCGTATTCCGAGCACAAATGCTAAACACTACTAACGTCGCTGATGTCGACATCTCAATGTCTGGTGGTCTTGCTGCTAGAATCACTGCGGGTCTTGCGCAAACTCTGATGGCAGTGTATACTGTCCCTGCGGGCAAGACTGCGTACTTACTTAAATTAACATTAGGTTCGGACAAAGCGTCAACTAACTCCGCTATGGGTTACAGTCTTATGTCAAGGAATAGTCCTCTCAGTCCATTTAGAATTAAAGGAAGACTTTACTCTGCGGGCGGTCAAAATATTCTTCAGGAATATCCTATACCGTTAAGATTCGGTGAAAAGAGTGATATCCGTCTTGACTTGACAGCAGCACAGGCCACTAAAGTATCAGCAACATTCGAACTTATTTTGGTAGATAACGCATAATGGAAAAATTCTACTATGAAAACATTCAAAAAACACCTTGAAGAATCGACCAAAGTAAAGTGGAACAAAGTTCCCGATGGTATGATTGGTCGTAAGAAGGTATATAAACACGTAACCTCGGACGGTAAGTTTGAGATTCGATTGTCGGGTATGGACTCTATGAAGATGAACAAAGACGGTAGTCAGAAAGTGATGCCTACTGTCTTTGATAAGAGTGGGAATACTCCAAGACACCCAGCTACAGCGTATAAGAATGTAGAAACTGCCAAGGCAGAAGTTCAGAGATGGATAGATGACCATGAACTTTAAAGAGTTTATCACAGAGAGTAAAAATACTCACATGACTCACATCGAGGACAAGGTTCTCTATGGTGGTGTTGACGGTACGCGTCAGGCAATTAACGCGTTACGCGGTCTGCGGGATATGTTGGCGGGTACTTCTAAAGGGAATGTATCCGTGAAGTGGGACGGTGCCCCTGCGGTCTTTTGTGGTACTGACCCAAGTGACGGTAAGTTCTTTGTTGCTAAGAAAAGTATCTTCAATAAGAACCCAAAGGTATACAAGACTAATGCTGACATTGACGATGATACGTCTGGCGACTTAAATGCGAAGTTAAAGGAAGCATTACGTTATCTTCCCGAGTTGGGAATCAAAGGTGTTATTCAGGGAGACTTCCTATTTGGTAATGGTGACGTTTCTACCAAGAACATCGACGGTCAGAAGTACACCGTTTTCCACCCAAACACTATTGCGTATGCGGTACCTTACGAGCAGTCTAAGTCTGTACGTGACGCGAAGATTGGTATCGTTTGGCACACTACTTACAAAGGTAGTACCTTCGAAACTATGTCGGCGTCATACGGTGTAGACGTTTCTAAATTAAAGAAGTCCAAGAATGTCTGGTCACAAGATGCTATGTTGAGAGATGTGACTCACGCGACAATGTCTAAGAGAGAGACCGAAGAAGTCACTAAGATATTGTCTAACGCGGGTAAGTTATTCAATCAGATATCGGCTACAACTCTGCGTACATTACAGGCGAACCCTAAACTCGCACAACCTATTGAGACATACAACAACACCTTCGTTCGTGCGGGAGCATTGCTTCCTGACTCAAAAAAGCATGTTAACGGATTGATAAGTAATAGACAAGCTTACTACAAAAAAGAAATCGAAAGTAAGAAATCTCAACGCGGTAAGGACGCTTGGATCGCTAAAATGAAGGATGAGATGGAGTTCTTTTCTGATGATAATCGTGCTAGTTTAGAAAAGATGTTTGATTTACAGAAAACTCTGGTACTTGCGAAATTAAAACTTATAAATAGTTTAGACAAATTAAAGACAATTGATACCTTCGTTAAAACTAAAGATGGATATAAAGTAACAGGTGAAGAAGGATACGTAGCAATTGATAAACTTGGTGGTGATGCGGTGAAACTAGTTGACCGTATGGAATTTTCATACAACAACTTTTCATCCGATATACTAAAGGGCTGGGACTCAGCTCGTAGATAATATGGAATAAACCAAAAGAGGATAAGTGAATGGCGCCTATGTCATTTAAGCATTTTATAAATGTTGATTACACCATGTCGGGTGATGAGCAGTTAGCGTATAATGCTAAAAAGAGAAAGAAAGATATACCTACTGGTAATACTAACGAAAAAGCAGTTGAGACTGATGAAGCGTTAGATGTTACGCAGCGACGTAAACTCGGTCAGAGAATGAAACGAAACAAAGCGAAAATCGCTATGGGTCGTAAACGTTCTGAGCGTAAAATCGCGAGTATGGATAAATTAAAATTACGTGCGCGTAAGTCTGCTCGAAAGGCTCTCGTTAAGAAAATTACTAAGGGCATAGACAAGTCCGAGTTATCTATTGCGCGTAAGAAAGAGATCGAAAAGCGTCTCGAAAAACCTGCGATGCAAAGTAAGATTGATCGTGCGGCAAGAAAAATTCTACCTCAAGTAAGAAAGGCGGAGATTGAACGAAAGCGCGGTGGTGGTGCGGATAAAAAATGATTAAGAATTTTTCCCAATACATCATCGAAGAAGAACGCGAAGTTTTCTTCACATTCGGTAGAATGAATCCCCCGACTATCGGTCACGGTAAAGTAATGGATGCCCTTGCTCAAAAGTCTGGTAAATCCGACTACAAGGTATTCGTATCACAGACACAAGATGCGAAGAAGAATCCACTATCGTATTCCGACAAAATTAAGCACGTGCGGAAGATGTTTCCAAAACACGCACGTCAGGTTATGGTAGACAAGAATGTCAAGACTGCCATAAATGCGCTGGTCTCACTATACGATCAAGGTTACCGAACAGTAACTATGGTGGTAGGTGATGACCGCATAAGAGAATTCGATGTACTGTTCAATAAATATAATGGACAGCAAGCTAGACATGGTTTCTATAACTTCAAAAGTATTAACTTAGTATCAGCGGGTAAGAGAGATCCTGATGCTGAAGGTATAGAAGGAATGTCTGCGTCTAAACAAAGAGATAACGCGTCAAGTAATGATTTCGTAGCATTCTCTCAAGGCGTACCAAAGTCTATGTCCAATGCGGATGCTCGTCGCTTATATAACGATGTCCGTAAGGGTATGGGACTGAAGGAAGCGTCGGATTTTCGCAATCACCTAGAATTAACGTCAGTCTCCGAGATACGAGAGAAATTCGTATTAGGTGAACTGTTTTCTGTAGGTGATGAAGTTGTTGTAAAGGATAGCGACGAACTAGCAACTGTTGCTATATTAGGAACTAACTACGTTATTATCGAAACTCACGAAGGCAAAAAAATGCGTAAGTGGTTGGATGCTGTGGAGTTAGTCTCTGAAGAAGTATCTCAGAAAGAACTCAATGACCTAGAGAAGTTTGCGGATCGTTTGCTAAACAAGTTTGATGTTGACATCGAATTCACACGTCACTTCAAAGACCGTATGAACGATAGTAGAAACAAACCCGCAATTACTGTGGATGAGTTGAAATCTCTGTTCCAGAAGATGGCGGACAACAAAGGCAAGAAGATTAAGAAACACGGTAACAGTGAAGCGATCCTCAAGGATATGCAGTCTGATCTAAACCTACCTGTTGTCATCAACTGGAAGAACGGTGAGTTCGAAGTTGTTAACAAAACAATAATGCGTAAGAAAGCATTCAAGTCTCCTGATCCAGAACTCAAGTATGAGAGCCAAGATCCAGATATCAAAGATCGTGAGGGAACTCAACCCGCACGTTATCACGCAGGACTCAAGAAGTCTACCAAAGCAAAACGTGACGCACACTTCAAAAAACATGGTAAGAAGGCAGACGATGATTCATCTGCGTACAAACCAGCTCCTGGCGATGCGACCGCAAAAACTAAACCATCTAAATATACTAAGTCATTTAAGGATATGTATGATGAGGATTGTTGGGACGGTTACAAAGAAGTCGGTATGAAGAAGAAAGGGAACAAGATGGTTCCTAATTGTGTCGCAGAAGAGAATAGTCAAGGTATTGATGAGGGGATCTTTGATAAAATAAAGTCTAAGACCACTAACAAAAAACAATACCAACATGCGCTGATGACCTTAAAGAAACTTCTGACTCGTAAGAAAAAGGAATCTCAAGGTAAAATGAGTCATGGTACACAGTATTATGCGCAGAAGGTCGCCAAGACATATGCGGGCATGAACGATAGAGCACTTCATGATATGCTAGGAGATTGGAAACCATGATTACTTTTAAGAAATACCTTGACGAAAAACGATATGCCCTCTATGATACATTGGATCTTGAAGAAGGCCCTGACGGTATCGCTTCTAAGGCAAAGAAGTCAGGTATATCTCCGGAGACTCTAAAGAAGGTTTATAATCGTGGAGTTGCGGCATGGAAGACTGGTCACCGGCCAGGTACCACCCCCCAACAATGGGGACACGCACGAGTCAATGCGTTCATTGTTAAGAAGAAAAAAGGTGGTCTTAACCACGACAAAGATTTAGCATAATAGCCCTTGACAATAAGCGGTATTCAATATATAATACGTTATAAGGTCATATAAAGGAATCGGTAACTAATATGAAAACATTTCAAGAATTGCGGGAGTCTTCTCGCGACACTATCAATAACATCGAAGAAGGTGCTGAGGTATATACCGTTTCAAAGGGTGTATATACTCGTAAGGTTGACGGCGCTACCGCTGACCGGATGAAGAAACAGGGATGGAAGTTAGTTTCTAAAGAGTCTGTCGAAGAAGCTTATAACGATGATGATTTGGATTATAAGAAAGTAACAAAGACTATAGGCGTCACCCCTAAGCACAAACGAGACAAACGTGCTAACGCGGCGCAACCTGCGGCACCCAACAAGTCCGCAGCTGCTAGACGCAAGGCGATAGAACGTCATCAAGAACTTATACGGAATAAGAAGAAAGACCCGTATCAGTATGAGTCTGTAGACCTTGAAGAAGGTAAGATGAAAGAGTTTCATGCCATGGTTAAGAAAGGTATGACTGCCGCGCAGATTGCCAAGAAACTTGGTATGAAAGAGAAAGATGTTGCTGAGTTCATGAAAGGTATGAATGAAGCAAAAGAATATTCCTACACTGTTGTTCATGCTAAGAAAGGTAAGGTAGTAGTTACTGCGCCTACTTCATATGATGCGGCACAGAAAGCAGCAAAGCAATGGAAACTAAAGTCTACTGGCGGTGTTGATGCTTATCTTATGAAAGAAGAAACTTCTGTCGAACTTGACGAAGCATATCAGCAGTTCTTGGATAAGTCACCTAGTAACTGGGGTGAGGAAAAGGTAATCGCTTACGGAACCAAGAAAGGTTACAAAGTGATTGGCGTATGTGGACATGGTAATGTAGAGGGTATCGTACTGTTCGGTCTTGATGCCTCTGATAAGTCATATGTTGGCAAGGAAGCAAAGGTTAAGACTGGTCAAACAGTATTCCGTTATGCTACTCGCAACAGTATGGCAGGTGACATCTTTCCTTTAGTTAAGATTGATGTTAAGAAAGGTCTTCTATATAACCTGTCACAGAAGTCAAGTGACGGTGAAGTCGATTATGCAGAGTTCGAGAGTAAGGGTATTAAGTTACGTTACCTACGTCTTGCGGCAACTGCCAACCTCCGTGATATTACTGGGTTCGAACCTGGCTTTGGTTCAATGAAAGAGTCTACTGCTCCTAAAACTCTTAGCGATATTAGAACGAAAAGATCTTAATGAAAAAGTTTAAACAATATATAGCAGAATCTTGTTGTGATGATTGTGATGATCTCATCGTTGAAGACGGTGTGTACATCAATGAAGAAGGTAAGAAAGACAACGTAAAGCTTAACCAAATACAACGTGGTGGTAGTAAGAAGTTTTTCGTATATGTAAAGAATGATAAAGGCAACGTGGTTAAAGTTTCTTTCGGAGATCCCAATATGGAGATCAAGAGAGACGACCCTAAGAGACGTGCCGCTTTCCGTGCTAGACATGATTGTGCTAATAAGAAAGATAAAACAACTGCTGGATATTGGTCTTGTCGACAATGGCGCGCTGGCGCTAAAGTCGATAGTTAATTAGTATAAATAGTAACAGCTATTTCCAATTTAAACGGTAAAACGATTAATGCAACCTAACTCAGAAGAACAACGTCTCGCACGAATAGAGACCAAGATTGATAAATTGTCGGATGCGATGATTGATCTTGCTCGCGCAGAAGAAAAACTTATCAATATCGATAAGACCTCTCAACAACACGCTGAGAGAATGAATCGTTTCTCTGCGAGAATGGATGTTATTGAAGAAGTTGTAAACGAACAAGGCAAAACCGTTAAGGTAATGCAGTATGTATTAACTCTTGCGGCCACTGTGTTCGCGGGTATAATTGTCAAAATGTTTTTTGACACACCATAATAATCATCGGAGACTAACAATGTCAAATATCAATAAAATCATGGAGGCATATCTGTCAATGAAGGTCTCCGCAGAAAAAACTTTAGAAGAGAAAAAGAAACTCGACCCTGTCAACGATAAAGAGAACGATAAAGAATTTAAAGATCGTAAAGACAAAGACATCGACAACGATGGTGATGTTGATTCGTCTGATGAGTTCCTTCACAAGAAACGTGCCGCAACTGATGACGCAATCGACGGTGGTAAGAAACCTGCTAAGAAAGAAGCCGTAGAACCAGAAGAAGACGAAGTTGCTGAACCAAAAAAGAAACCTAAAACTGGTAGGGCATCTTTAACTAAAGACATCAAGCATAACTCACATACTGCTGACGCTACTGCCGAGATTTCTAAGATTGAGTCTGTAGATACTCGCGCAGCGTTTATCGAGATGTGGACTACTATCGAAGAAGCAGTCAAGTCTAAACAAGTTCCTGATAGTGCTGCTAAACCAGAAGGTATCATGGACAAAGAATCTCCTAAGTCTAAAGAGTTCGCCAAGAAACACGATGTTGAAATGGGTAAGAAACCAGAACTGGTTGCCGATGATGAAGAAGGTCATGAAATGACATCTAAAGCGGGTCGTGCCGTTAAGAAGCAGTCTTCCGCTAGAAGTGGTGACAACTTGTCCAATGGTGATACTTCGGTAGTTAAGAGTAAATAACCGTGATCTCCTTAATCACTAAGGAATGTGCTGTTAGAGAATCTACCATTGATAAACGCTGTAAGTTTCCCGATGGTAGATATTATTCTATGACTAAAGGTGATCTAATAAAACTCTGTGCCGATTTAGGTATAGGGATAACCGGTCTCAAAGGCGAGACTAAAGAACTAATCATTATGCGTATACGCGAAATAAGAGGATAGTAATATGATTAAATCTCCAAGTTGGTGTAAAGGTGCGGTTCCTTCCATTAAAGGTTGGCATCATCCCAAAACAAATGAACTTCTTAAGGCTCAGGGCTTGACTCATAAACAAGTATCAGCCTGGAAAGACGCGAAGGATGGTATCGGTAACAAGCACGATGTTGCTGAAGTTGTTCTTACTCATGAAGAAGTAGTCGAAGAATTCTTTGACGAAGAAGAGATCGAAGACGAAGACGAATAAGTTTTTTTAATCACTATTATTATAAGTTGTTTTGATGTTTAAATATTATGTACTCACTAGTAATAGTGTCGAAAATCTCGCACGTCAGTTCTTCACATTAAGGTATAATGATGTGGTGGTCGTTATCAATACTCTGGATAAGGAGTATGAGAAGACCGCCATTGATTACTGTGTCAAACACGGTATCGAACATCATATCACTCAATCAGACGGAACCCCAGCCACTGGGAAAAATTCCGTACTAGATTTATTCTTATCTTCTGAAAACGAATACATGGTTCAGGTAGACGGTGATGACATCATTACCGCTTACGGAAGAAATCTGTATCGTACTATCGCACTCTCTCCCAATGCTCCTGATGTTATATGTCTGTATAACCAGTTATGTCTGAATAAATTCAAACCTGACTTATGGGACAGCCAGTACGACTCTAGGTCAGTAAAGATAAAAGGTTGGTTCATCCCAAAGTACTTAACCCCCGCATACCCTCATGATTATGAGACAGATGCTACTTTTGCCGATTTGATACCAGAACGTCTAGCACATATGTACATGGATTTTTTTGGTACCTCACCAGAAGAGGCAGCACATTGGGCAGAAGTCCGAATACGATTGAACAGATTCTTCAGGGAGTATGGAGAGCGATACGAAACATTCAATAGAATGACCTTCCTATCGCGCAAAGCAGCGTCTGTAATGCGATATGACCCTGAGTATATGATAGGGGAAGACACTCTTCAGTTTTATCGTTTAAAGAAATTGGCGTACGAGGGTGAATTGGATATGCGTATGCGCAACGAAAGATGGGCATTTAGTTACGTATATATGAATGATACTGAATCTATTACTAAAGAATTTAAAGAAGATGGTTCTTTAAAGGTCAGTTATGCGTGGATGATACCAGTTGAGGATGGACTAAATAAACTAAAAGACGGACTACCTCCACCTGAGTTTCATTTACCGGAATTAACTGACCCATACTATGAAGTTAACAAAAACTAATTTAGTTGTATACGCAGCGAAGAATTATTACAATCCCGAATACATTGACGGAGAAGAGTTCTACGACGATCTAAAACGTTTTAAATACGTCAAGAGGTTGTTGAGTAGGTACAGTCAAACTAATGAACTAGCAGAACGTTTGATATTAAATCACTTGATTGTGATATTTAATGTATTTGGTCATGAGGCGGGTGTGGAAATACTCGCATTAAAAATACCAGCAGACCATTGGGCTGTACTGAAACCATTTCTCATATTCTTACGGGTAATAGAAAATAATGAGATTACTGGGGTTGAAATGGATAAATACGTGATAGAAAGATTGAGGAGTGTATAATGGGATTATTAAAATCTGCCGCTGATGTCGTCTATACGATTAGGTTCTTAAAGTTACTTGTTACTAAGTTCGAGGATACTGGTGCGTTTAAAGCAGGTATCATTGATGATCAAGGTAACAAGCGCCGAGACTATGATATGGAGGTCATGGGTAATCGCGATGCCTATCGTGATAACTACACTTCATTCCATCGTCTTGTGTTCAACCTAAAGAAAATCATGGAAAAGGTGCCAGGCGGTTCTTCGGTCGTTGCTCGATATGGCGCCGCGCTCGCTCTTATTAAAGAGCACGGTGAACTGACCGACAAAAATATTGAAAAGATTCATGAGAATACTGGTATAAGTATCCTTGACGTTCTACAGGAACAATCATTCTGGTATGTGTTAGATGACGGGTCACTATCGCCAGGCGTGTATCGAATTAACAACGATACTATGACCGCACAGTGCGAAGATGTCCGGAAGGGTGATAAGATTCGGATAGTCGAAGGTGCTCCTGTACATAATATACTAGGATTAGCCATACACGAAGGTGTACACATGAAGTCTGGTCAAAGAGTTTTAGCAACATCTGCTGAACTTATTAAGTAAATCCTCTCTATGGGGTCTCCCAAAACCCTATATAAAGGACGCATTACTAAAATGTTCTTGACATGACGCCCCATATTCGTGTATGATATGCTCTATTCGTTGGCGGGCGTTCAACGTAATTACGAAGAGACTTTCGCATGAAGACCTATGAAGAATTTAAACGACGGTTTGAGGAAGAGATGACCTCTACCGCGTCAGTGCCTGGAGCCGGTGACGATAATCAAACTGTCATTGTCCGCAAAAAATACGATAGGAAGAACAAAAGGAAATCTGCCTCAGACATGTTGCGCAGATACTTTCCTGAAAAATTTAAAAAATAGTTCTTGCCATCTCGCTCGAAATCAAGTATAATGGACACCATGTTAACTGATAGCTGATAGGCACTTACATGAAAGTTATAGATTGCTCCTCCTACAAAATTGTTATCTTCGATGTCGCGTCTGATCTGACATCTTTCCTCGATGAGGGACACGATGATAGCAAATTGATATATGTATCGCTTGACGGTACAGACACCACACTACTATCCCCCGATAGGTTCTTGGTCAAAAACCGCAATAGCTCTTTTCTCAATCATATGATGTGGGAAGGTCTGTTAGACGAAGATGAACAAGACGAATATATAATGAACCGTTGTGAAAAGTTTTTCAATGATGGCAAACAAATGCTAATAGAAGATTACGACTTCATTGAAGACGAACCATTCTATGATTATTCCAGATAAAAAAAGAGTCGTTATGAATATTAAAATGGACACGGGTCGCGATGACCTATTGACTGATTATGCCACAGGTATGTTGAAAGACTTTTACTTACGCCCAGAAGAAGATTCCCCGCAAGAAGGATATGCTCGAGCGGCTATTGCTTGGTCATCGTACAAGGGAGTGTTAGACGAAGCACTAGCACAGAGATTGTATGATTATGTAAGCAAAAAATGGTTCATGTTCGCATCCCCTGTACTATCTAACGCTCCAGATAAAGATGGTAAGTCTCGTGGACTACCCATATCATGTTTTCTCACTTTCGTACCGGACACCCTCGAAGGACTGATCGACCATACCACAGAGTTGCGATGGCTGTCTGTTATGGGTGGTGGTGTAGGTGGACATTGGTCGGACGTTCGTACAGTCTCAGACATAGCGCCTGGCCCGATTCCTTTCTTACACACAGTAGACGCAGACATGATTGCTTATCGTCAAGGAAAGACGCGTAAGGGTTCATATGCGGCATACCTAGATGTACATCATCCAGACATTATAGAATTCTTGAACATTCGTATTCCTACGGGTGACGTTCAACGCAAAGCATTGAATATTCATAATGCGATTAATATTACCGACGAGTTCATGGCGGCCGTATTGAACGATACAACTTTCGATCTGCGTGACCCGAGTAATGGTTCGGTAAAAGAATCTGTCAATGCCCGTAAATTATGGGAACGAATCCTTGAGGTTAGATTCCGTACAGGCGAACCATACCTGAATTTCATTGACACTGCGAACCGTGGTTTGCCGATGAGTTTAAAGGAGAAGGGGTTAAAGATACATGGTTCTAATCTATGTAACGAGATTCATTTACCCACTAGCGAAGACCGTACGGCAGTATGTTGTCTATCGTCCCTCAACTTAGAATACTATGATGAGTGGAAAGACACTACTATTGTTGCTGATATTATTACTATGCTTGATAATGTCATTGATTACTTCATAGAACATGCGCCTGACCATATCTCACGTGCTCGTTTTTCCGCATCACAGGAACGTTCGTTAGGTTTAGGTGCGATGGGATTCCACTCTTTGTTACAAAAACATGGAGTCGCATGGGAATCTGACAAGGCGAAAGAGATTAACGATGTAGTATTCAAAAATATCCAAAAACAGGCTACTGCGGAATCACTTCGTTTAGGTAAGGAACGTGGAGAGGCACCAGACATGGAAGGTACTGGTATGAGAAACGCGCACTTGATTGCCATTGCGCCTAATGCCTCGTCCGGTGTTATACTATCAACCAGTCCTTCTATAGAACCATTGAAGGCCAATGCGTACACTCATAGAACTCGCGCTGGTTCCTTTTTAGTCAAGAACGTTTACCTTAATCAGTTATTGTCTGATAAGGGGTACAATAACGACTCTATATGGACTTCTATCATCACCAATAAAGGTTCGGTACAACACTTACCGTTCTTGAACGAAGGTGAGAAGGCGGTATTTAAGACTGCGCAAGAGTTAGACCAGAACTGGGTCATAGAGCACGCTGCTGACCGTCAGAAGTATATCTGTCAAGGTCAATCGGTTAACTTGTTCTTCCCGGCAGGTGCGCCTAAGCGTTACGTAAACAAGGTTCATTTCAATGCTTGGAAGAAAGGTCTGAAGGGTCTGTACTACCTGCGAACAGAGGCGACTTCCCGTGCGGAAACTGTATCTGATAAAGTAGAACGCGTAGCACTTCAGAGTGACAGTCGATCTATCATATACGGTAAGACAGGTTGTCCATACTGTGAAATGGCGAGAGATGAATTAACTCTGCGAGGAATGCCGTTCGACTATATTGACTTAAAGGAATCAGGTAAGACTGCTGCCGAAGTTACGGGTCGAGATGTTACCACAGTACCACAGATATATATTGATGGAAAGTACATCGGTGGATACGAAGACTTGATGAGTAATCTAGCGGATGGTGGTGGATTTCAAACAGGTAATGAGGAGGACAATGAGTGTCGGGCTTGCGAAGGTTAGTAGTATTTGGGGATAGTTATGTACAGGGGTACCGTAGTAAACCCACTATACAAATCAACGAACTTAACTTTCCCTACTACCTCTCGAAAGAATTAGGTGTTGAGGTCATTAACAAAGGACACCACGGTCACTCCAATCTTGCCATAGCGCATGACGTTATGGCATTTATTCGAGAGACTCCGAAAGAAGAGTTACCTAACTACGCATTTTTAATATGTTTCAGTGATTGGCAGAGAGATACCAAAAGAGACAAAGATCGAGAACCTAATCCTGACACGGATGGTGCGCTAGAAGGAATTGTGTGGAGTCGTTGGCCTCATATAGAAGCACCCGACCCTACTATTTTGAGAGTATCTACCGAGATGGCATACCTCGGCTTAAAACAATTATGTTATAAGTATGATATTCCATATAGAATGATAAACAGTTTTGACCATCAGCCGTTCATAGATACCTTAGAGATATATGACGCAGTACATCATGGAGGCGGTAGGATAATCGACCAACGCATTGGTAGTTGTCAGTGGCGTATAGAAAGTCCACGTGGGGATTCACATTGGATAGAGAGTGAGTCTATTTACAATACCATTATGGATATTATAGTAGAAAATTGGTTATCAGAAGAGGATAAAATGCCACCTCTTCAATATGTAAGATACCACCGATTAAAAGAAGAAAACCGAAGATATTTAACTGGGTGTTCTCACCCCAATGTGGCGGGCAGTAAATTAATAGCAAAAACTCTCGCACCATATATACAAACTATTCTAAAGGATTAATATGTCACTATTAAAATTTTCACAAACGTACAAACCGTTCCTATATCCTTGGGCAGTTGACCTATCAAAGAAGCACGAAGAAGTGCACTGGATTGAAGACGAAGCAGAACTCTCTGAAGACGTACAGGATTGGAAGACCAAACTGACCGTGGAAGAAAAGACGTTCATCACTCACGTACTAAGATTGTTCACTCAGTCAGATGTACAGGTAGGTGAGAACTACCACGAATTATTGATCCCTCGTTTTAAAAACAATGAAGTCCGAAACATGTTGTCATCATTTGCGGCGCGAGAGGCAGTACACCAACGTGCCTATGCGCTCTTGAATGATACATTGGGACTACCGGACGAAGACTTCCATATGTTCCTTGAGTATAAGGAGATGGCTGATAAGATTGATTTCATGAAAGATGGAGACTCCAAAACTAATGCTGGACTAGCACTTTCCTTGGCACAGTCGGTATTCAATGAGGGTATGTCAGTATTCGCATCATTCGTCATGTTGCTGAACTTTCAACGTTTCGGTAAGATGAAAGGTATGGCGACAATCGTCGAGTGGTCTATCCGTGACGAGACTCTACACGTACAAGGTAACGCGAAGTTGTTCCGTGAGTTCTGCGGAGAACATCCGCGCATCGTTAATGACGAGTTAAAGTCTAAGATATATAAGATGGCTGAAAACGCAGTCATGTTAGAAACTAAATTTATTGATCTAGCATTCGCGGGTAACGCTGTACAAGGTCTCACCAAGAAAGAAGTCATCGACTATATCCGTCACATTGCTGACCGTCGTCTACTTCAACTTGGAATGAAACCATTATTTAATCAAAAAGATAATCCCTTACCTTGGTTGGACTGGGTACTGAACGGAGCATCACACGACAACTTCTTTGAGAAACGTGTGACCGAATACTCTGTTGTCGGTATGGAAGGTACCGATTATGGTTGGGATGAACTGGAGCAAGAGGTAGCATGATGAATGCTGAATATTTAATCGAATGTCCGATCTGCGACATTGAGACTAATGTAGAAGTTACATACGACGATGACCAACCACGGTTTTGTCCTATGTGCGGTTCGGACGTAGACGCAGAACTTCTAGACGAAGAGGACTAGTTACCATAAGTCTACATAAATGACACATAAAAGAGTAAAAAGTGTAGACTTATGAACTGGACATACGAAAAAGAATTATTTGACCCTGAAGAAACCTTCCTAGAAGATTATCAGGGTTTTGTTTATATAGTAACTGAACTTAGTACCGGAAAGAAGTACATCGGTAAGAAGTTTTTCTGGAAACCTAAAACACTGCCAGTGACGAAGACTCGAAAACGTAAGGTAAAAACGCGAGTACAGTCTGACTGGAAGACGTATTTTGGTTCCAGTATAGAAGTAAAAACCTTAGTTGAAGAGAAAGGCCCGGAGAGTTTCACTAGGGAAGTGTTGAAACTCTGCCGAACCAAGGGTGAATGTTCGTACTATGAAGCTAAGATGCAGTTTCAGTATGATGTCCTACTCAGGGATGATTTTTACAACGCGTTCATCGGTTGTAAGATTCACGCAAAACATCTACCTAAAGACTAGCCAACTTCAATATCAGATAGTGCGAAACCGCACATAGCTACACCGACGACGCTATACATCAATGTTTCCATGATGGTCATAGCGTCAGTCTCTAAACCACCTACCGCACCCATCACGAAAAACCCACCTACTAAACCAATTATTAATTTCATTACTTCACCTCTTCATAAGCGGCAGCAATAGCAAGAAGACCTGTCTTGCTCTTAGGAACTTTCATAAGTTGAATCGCTAACTGTTTTGCACCATAAAGGTCACAAGCTTCAGTCTTCTTTATTTCAACTCTCTTATTGTTATAGAAAGCAATCCATCCTGCAAACGTTTCGTTATTCATTACTTCACCTCCACATTGTCGACCCAAGCAACATCACGCTCAAGGTTGTTCATTCGGTAGTTCAGGGCAGCAACAAGACTGTCGAACTTCATATCATTGATCAACTGATCGTTGACAACATTGCGTAGAACATAGTAGTAGTCAGGTTTTGCGTTCATCATAATAACTTCTCTCTCTGTCTAATGAGGTACTATTATAACATATATGAAGATATTGTCAATGGCTTCATTAGACTATTTGGTTATAAACTCGATGGTGTTATGCTATTTTGTTCTATTAATATTGTTGACATTTGTTTCTAAAAGAAGTATAATAGCTGTACAAATTGAGTTGAGAGAGAATTATTATGATTGAAGTTGGTGATGTTGTCTATTGTAACTGGGGTGCGATGCATCCGACCGAAGAACTTGCTGTTCTCAAGATCGACGGTGATCGTATGTGGTGTGAAGGTGGGTTTACTATGTTACTTGCCGACTTGCGTGATATGAATGAGAACTACCGCAGTCCTATCGGTGTCTACAAAATAGATACTAACAATGTATATGCTTGAGGAATCATAATGTACGTAATGAATCTTGAATGGATTGACAGCTTAGGTGAGAGACACATTGTGTGGAACGTGGCCGATCCCGAAAAAATGAAGCGTGACCTCATTGCCCTCAATGTTCCGGAAGAGAACATCGAAATATACGAGAAAGATGTTTCTTAATTTAATATTCTAATGGAGAATAAAATATGTCTATGACGATAGAGCTAGATAGTGACCAGACCGATGAGATAATTCGAACGGAAATGCGATTTATGATTGAATGTTTCGAACGCGACTTGGAAGAACGTAGGCAGGGTAAGGGTATGGGTATCTTTGACTCAGACCCTGAACAGGATGTTATGTACATCATCAAACAGATAGAA